GTTGGTCTAATGACTAGTCGACAGACGGTCTATAGCCACCAAGGTGAACAACCTTGCTCTCTCATATGCAGACTTACTCACGTTCGGTGAGTAAGGTAAGTGACATCCAAGGATTCCATTCCAAGAATGCCATCAGGTAGAGATTACTCTCAAAGAAACTTAGTCCTTTTTTACAAAAGTTCTAAGGCGGCGCCATACCTTCAACGTCGACGACGATGTTGGTACCTTCTCCTTTTGGAGGCGCGCCACTTTCGGAGTACGAGGGAGGCTGTCAGCATCCTTCATAATCTCGTCAAGTTCTTTCAAGAACTCGTTAAAGTCCTCAATCCTGATATCGGTTCTCCCTTTCCACTGTAACATCAAGAGCTCTAATTGTGAGATACGCTCAGCAAGATCCTCAGAGATGGGCCTCAGAACAAGGTTCTGATAGACATCAAAGAGGGTCCGAGTAGGAAACCAGGTGGTCGGTATCCAGCCACCTGCCTTCGAATCCCGGGCAAAGAGTTTCTTACGATTCTCTAAATTCTTGAGGAGCTTCTCCCCGGCCCAATTACCGATTTCACGGTACAAGTTTTGTACTGATTCATCGGTAGGAGGACACCCAACACTATTCCAGGCATCTTGGGATATCCAAGATAAGGGATCTCGGGCTAACAGCCCACCCGGTCTGGTTAGGAACACAATTAGACCTTGAAGACGATCACGCCGTTGCAGGGCAGCTTGAAGCCGCCCTGTAACTTTGTAACCGTAACCTAGAGATCTGGCGATAGCCGCTAAGCGGTTATCCCATATCCCTGGGATCTTTGCTAGGATACCTTCCATCGCTGGAAGATTCCTAAGACCACTCATGAACCCTTTCAGGCTAATGGGTGTTGCATCGGTCCCCCGGAAGATAGTACGCTTTGCAAATTCAAACGTACCATCGTTCGAGACAAGAGACTTCGTCTCCTGAATCTCTACCCGGAGCTCATCACACATCAGTGTGCGGTAAGCCAAAGCTACGGCACGGTCAGCTATGACCACATCGTCTCCTAGTACAGCGTACATGGAGAACCATACCCCTGTATTACCATAAACCCGATAAGCTGCCAATTGTACGCAGAAATGGTGAGTC